GCAAGGCTTCTAGGATAAAACCTTTTATAACTCCATTTACTATATCTCAACTAAAAGTTGGAGTGTAAGTTTTAGGAATAAGATGAAATCATCTTTCCTAAATTCTTCATTATTGAAATGTAAGTATCGTCTTCTTTCATAGTTTTACTAATATGCTCGTCACTAAACTCTTTAAAATAAAAAGATGAGTCACGTGCTGATTCTAAAACTTTTTGTTTTAATTCTGGCTTCTCGTGGAGAAACATTTCAAATTGAAAAGCAGTCATTTTTCCTCCCATGATCTCATCATAGTCCCTGGAAGAATCTTTATATCTTAATGAATTTATTAGTGTAGTTAAGGACAAAGGTCCAACGACGGTGCAAAGCTGTGAGTGAAGTCTAAAGTTTCTTTTTAAGAATACACATTCACTTAAAGGCTTAGAAATCTCTGTGATTTCTCCTTTATCTCCATCTGTATACTTCATACCTATACTATAAGCAAAATCTCTCATTGTTATAGCATTAAAATATTTCGCTAAACGCTTAGGCGCTCCGCATATTTTATCGTCTCCCATTACAAAATCAATCAATGAATCAAAATCTTCGACTGTAGGTATTAAACCATCCTTAGCCATTTCAGTAAATAAAACCATAGCAGTTAAAAATCTGTTTATCAAAGAGTTAAAGAAAGCCGTAACCCAGCAACCTGAAGGCATAGAATGTGTTGTCAACACAACTTTTTCTTTTATCAAGACAAACGTCCTGACCATAGAATTAAGTAAGACCTTCAACGCTTCCGGATCTTGACCTTTATAGAACTCTAGAACCATCTCTGAAATCGCATCTTGCACTTGAGCTGGGGCTCCTCCGTCCCAATTTCCAAAATCTCCATCGAAATTAATAAATGAAGTTTTTAGTCTTTGATACAGTCTGTTCCAATGTTTATACGGATTCATACCTATAGCCATCTGATTTTCCCACATATTATTTTTACAATGAGAAAATAATTTGCCTAAGCATTTCTTAACCAAAAAAGTATGATGTAAAGGAGCCACTCTAAATGAACGAGGTTTGTCTACCTTTTCTTCCAGACGTAGCTCGTCTTTAAAAGCCTCATAAAACAATAAATCTTGAATCTTAGTAGTATCGTTTTTACAATCTTCACGAAAATTTTTAATTATACTTATAAATTTTTCTGTAACTACTCCTTCATCGAAGTCTATATATTGAGTCTTATCTTTTTCGTATCCAAATCCGTTGACAGATTGTTTATTCAGACCCGATAAATCTTCTTCTTTTATACCCTTAATAACTTCCTTATCTGATAGATCATCGAACTCTATAAAGAACCGCCGAATACATTTCTTACCGAATTGTATCGCATCGTCTGGTATATAAGGAATTGGTTTTAAAGATTTAGCAGCGATTTTATTTAAAGTTTTAGTCCCGTGAGATAGAAAGTTGGGAGGTAATTTCTCTCCTACTTCTGCTATCTCATCAGTTAATACGTCATGCAATTCACTCCTATTTAAAGAGGTTTTGTTTAAAGGTCTTTTGGAAGGAAAAATATCGTTAAATAATTTCAAACCAGAATACTCAGGCTCTACGTTATCCTTAATTTCTAAATGATGACTTTCTCTAAATGTTAACAAATTCTTTAACTCTCGCAAAACCCGTTTAGGTAAAACAAATGCAAATCCTCTATCGGAACTTCCTGCAACGTGCAATCCGCACAAACCAAATTCTGCATCTACTAACAAACTTCCACATAAACCAGGGGCTGTGATAGAATATTCTATACCTGCTCCAGGCATCACCGTGTAAGTCTTGTTTACCACAGGACTTTGCACTTGGAAAGAATCCATATTAATAGTAAAATTGTTGTCTAAACTCAAAGCAGCTTGTGCGTTAATAAAAAACATCTTTCTTGCATTAAAAGACACATCTAAGTCTAAATCTTTTGTAAATAAACTATGTGTAGCATCTTTATAAATAGGAATTGCTAAGTCTATCTCTATAATAGACATGTCATATTCAGGCCACTCTTTTACTATTTTAAAAGGAATGTTATTGCATTCGTAAGAATTATTACTATAACAATTCCAATCTCTAAAAATATTTGCCACACCTTGCGTAGTATCGTATGAATGACATTGCACTATTATGCGTCTTCCTGAAACTATACCTTGAGCTACATTCTTAAAACCAGTTTTGCTAATTAATTCAACAATTCTCA